GGGTTTGATGTGGCTGTCAGATTATCCCCATTTATCCCGCAATTTATTGATTTTAGGGTTCTGAACAGTATCAAATGTGATAAAATTCTGGTGGAATTTTTACGGATAAACACGTGGGTGAAGCAATGGTTGGATATTGACTATTCCGAATACACCCTGAAGCATGCAGGGTACAATCATCTGCAGCTGGAGCGAAAAATCGAATATCTAAATAAGATTTCAGGGTTCAGGGAGATTTCGGTTTGTGAGGATGTGGACAGTCATTTTCAGTATTGGAAAGAGAATGTAAACTGCAGTCCGGATGATTGCTGTAATTTGAGAATATAAAATTAAGCCGCGCAGGAAAAAATCTTTGCGCGGCTTTTTTCGGGCAGACAATCATTTGTAGAATATGTATTTTTCTTCGCAATAAATGCAATGATTTTCTTTGCAATACTTCTCAACTGCCTTGCGCGTTTTAAAGTCTTTTACTTTTCCGTCTTTCGATTGAATATGTCCCACATTAAAGTCTTCATCTATCTTTAGGGGGACAAACCTTGTTTGGGTATTAAATCGTTTCATGTTTCTGGTCATTCTTTTTCCATTAATCTTAAAATTCTGTTGAACTCATCACGGCTCATATTGGTAGGTACAAAAGATGCTTTTACCTCTTCAAACGGACGAAGAGAATGTTTTAATGTCTCTTGAGCTTCCTCCCTTGCCTTTTGGGCACACATTTCAATATATTCTTCATCTGTCATATTGTAATCACTAACAGTATCTATCACCGTTGAGAATCGGCATAAAAGCCCATTTTTCTGTCTTGATATAAAGCTCATCTATTTTGATTTACTTGAAATTACCACTCTACTTTATATACGCCATTCCAATTCTCATCTATAGAGAAACGTATTTTATATCCGACTTTCATAAGTATATGTCGTACATACGAAGACAGATTTATGAATGTGTATGAATGTTCGCCTCTTCGATTATTGCTACTACTTCTGCTATATATAACATTCTATTCCTTTCTGATTTGTTACGAATTAAAATGCTTGATAAGTTCTTCGGCTGTTGCCTTGTGAGTTTTTGAGTAGTCGAATTTAATTAACTGGAAATACTCTTTTAGTTCAAGAAGAGAATGGATATCGCTGATTACCCATTTCTCACCATCAGTAAACCATTGATGAATATCTGAATCATTTCGCAGGGATGCTAAAGCAAGAAACAAATCCTCATTTTCTTCACAATTAATGAATCCGGCTAAATCATTCAATTCACCGAATGATATAATGTTCGTGGATACTCCACAAACACAAGGATATGTAACATTCTCTGGTATTCCATATACTTTTCTGTCGCCTATGCTTTTTAATGCTATCATTAGACGATTAGCGTGATTTCCGTCTTTAACAACCATATAGCATGGCGTTGTAAATCTTTTATTTTTCTTCATTTCTGTTCAGTTATACGTTAATTATTACACATTCTAATCAAGCATCATATCAAACACCAATGTCTTCATATTTCAACTTTTGTATAATTACTAAAATCACAATAAAGATACTCCCACCAATCGCCATAACGGTATTTATCATTCAAATACCTACAACGAGTATTCCAAGTGTTTTTCTGCCAGACTTCATACAACACACCTTTATGGATGAAAGTATCACCTTCTTTCAGAGTTGAAACATCTATCTTACTCATATCTCTATCAAATATTATCAAAAGCCGATCTTTCCCGGCTGTTATCCCTTTATTTTAAAACTCCACAATAAGCCAAAACCGATAAGGAGGTAAATATACCTATTACTGATACTAAATATAGAATCAGTAGATCCTCTAAGCTATTATCTTTTTTCATATCCAATTTAATCTTCTACTATTTTATCATCTGTTAGCAAACGTTTCATTGCCCGGTCTCTTTCCGCTTTTGAAGGATAATTGTCCCCATACCTTTTCCAGCTATCCGGATTTATATCGCTTTTAAAAGTGATATGCGGCTGGGGGTAATCATGGCGACGCAGGATTGTATAGCCGGCTTTGCACAGTTTTCTTTGATCTTTTGCATTCATCTTTTTGCTAATTAGAATTAAACTTGATTCTGGCATAACGATAGAATCGTATATAACCAAACTGGTAGGAAGGGTGCTCCGTATTATCCGATATGGTAATTTGTACATTATAACCTTTTATTCGTAAGAAACGGGCAGCAATTTCCTCAATAGTGTATGTTTTTATATATATATCCCAATCACTAACGACCAATATCGTTTTCACATTCCCACTTTTCAGAATCCTTTTAAAATTTCTGATAGTGCGTATTATCTC